GTATAACTCTTATTCTCGTGTAAGACCCATTTAATCTTCATGGTCTCATACTCAAAAGTCACACCCCTTTGCTTCAAGTCAACAGAGATGTCATCCTCAAGTCCTGATCTGTAACCATTCTTTATTGCGTGTTGTCTACGTTCACTACTTTTCTTCACAGAAGATACCACACTCAAAGTCATAGTCTTTTAACTTATGCCCTTTAGCATCTGGCGGTAAGTCTTTCAGCATAATTCTCTCTCCTTTATAGTAGGCTAACTTTGCGCCTATTTCAGTTGATTGCGTTTCCCTAGCTAGAAAGACCTCTGGGAAGGTTTCTCGTACTAGGTTCCAGTAAGTTGCTGAACTGGCCTTAACACAACCAATACAGTTAGCATTAGGGTAGCCCAACGTGTAGATAAACGGTAGGGTTATGCCATCACCTTGAAGGATACGAAAGCAATCCCCTTTGGTAAACCCTGCGTCGATAAGAGGTGTTAGAAGTGTGTCACGCTCAGTTAACCTAAAACGATCAGCACGATTAAGTTCCTCTGCTGTAAATCCCAGTACCGTATAGTCAGGCTTGTTAACCTTCTCCCACTCTTGCCTTGCCTTCTTCTTAAGCTCTAACGTACAAGGAGCGCCCATAGGACCAGACATAAACTTTCGTGTAGCCCAAACCTCTTCACACGACTGATTAGGGTACTTAGACCTAACGGCAAACTCTATAGGAAAGCCTAACCAACTCTCAACATCCTTTAGAAACCTTTGATTATCTGAGTGTTCCTCTTTGATGGGGTTGTTGACGACACTTACCTTGTTGTCTTTGCCGTACAAGTCTAAAGTTAACTTAGCTGCAACTGCTGATGCTGCCCCACAAGAGAACCACACGGCAATATGCTTACCCTTTATTTTGGTGGCAACCATATCTCACCTACCTCTCGTCTAAGCCAAAGAAGTCTGGCGTTTTCTACTACTCTCTGCACGTCACCTTCGTACTTCTCAACACAAACGTCCCAGAACTCCTCCTCAGTATTAAGACCAGCTAATAACTTTTGAGCTGTCTTGGGGCCAATGCCGTACACTCCCTTAATGTTGTCGGCAGCATCTCCAGTTAACAGTTGGGTGTAAAAGAACCTAAGTCCAGTGTCCTCAGTAACCGTAGTCCAGTTACCTTTGTTAATGTTGAAGTGCCTACACGGTATCTGCAACATATCCTTGTCTATAGAAGCGACAATCGTTGTCGGACCACACCTAGTTGCCTCTATTGCAATAAGGTCATCTGCTTCCTCCCCTTCACTAATGACAGCCCCATACTTTTCTACCATGTAAGCCCTTGCCTTGGGTAAGTCTATTGGTTTGGGCGTCAGTTTCCGTAATCCCTTATAGGGATGAGACTTGGCAACTTCGTAGCGAAAGTTAGTAGAGCCAGTTAAGTAGACCTGATACAAACCATCTTCGGGAAACCTGACAGTCTTGTCTATTATAAACCTCATATTTTTATCTATGTGTCGTTTTAGAATAGATTCGTCTGCTGCCCAAAACTTGTAACCTTCTACAAAATCTTCGTAATGCTCTAGCTTGTATTTGTACAACTTTAAGTCCGTCTCGACCTCTCTGAAGTAACCTTTTTCCAGAGAGGCCGCTGCTGCATAAGCTACAATGTCCCCATCAATTAAGACCTTGCCACTTTCCACTAGAACCCTCCAAACACCATTTGACCATTGTCCTTCTCAAAGGCTACATCTTCTACGTATGTATAACCTCCCGCCCGTGCTGCGTCTGCAAAGGCTTGTCCTAGCCCGTATAGGTCATCAATGTTACCTCGTACCACTGTTGTGCTACCATCGAACCCATCGTCTTCACTGTCTGCTGTGAATGTAATAGATACCTGCATTAGAAAACACTCCGATCTTCTGTACCTGATTCATAGACAACGTGGTCAATGATTGCTACCTTTTCTAGGGTAGTGATCTTACCGTCCCATACGTCTAGCTTAACGATAGCCTTAGAGCCGTTACCGATCAGCCCATCTTCTTCCCAGTCCCAAGGTGTGTAGTCTCCGCCCACCTTCTTAAATAAGGCTGGTGAACCTACTGTAACACCCTGCTCTCCAGTTTCCTGATTACGGAACTTAGGGTTAAAGTGCGGTCGTGTCGCTTTGTAAAACATACGACCTTCTTTGCTGGTCTTAAACAACTGAGCTTGGAGACCCTTATTAGGTACACCGTCAGCAATCATCTTAGCTTTACTATCCTCAGTAAGCATTAGGTTAACAACATAGATACCTTGCTTTGCTTCCATGTTAAGAGCCATATCAGAACCGTCGTTTGGTCCCATATCACGATCTTCTTCTCGCAACTTAGCCCATTCAACTTCGCACTCTACTACTACTGTTTTACCCATTGTGATCTTCCTTTTTGTCGGGGGGTTGTACTATACTATATAGACATATTTGGATATTTTATACCTTGATTCGCACACTTATTTTACTGTTTAGTGAATATCTGCGTAAGTGTTGCCGAATTGCACATCTGTACCTAATGGAACATTAAGTTTTACCTTTTCATTCAACTTGATAGCAGCCTCGTGCATGATCTTTTCTACTGCATCCTCATCTCCTTTCTTGACTAGGGCGATCACCTCATCGTGAAACTGCCCAATACATTTAATTCCCTTGGATCGACACAGTTCAACCCAAGTGTCAAAACAGAACACTCCAGTGCTTTGGTTAAGCGTACTGAAACGATCCTTCTCGCTCCGTAAGCTGTGCCAAAAGCCTGACACTGGGTTCTTAAGCCACATACCGCCAAAGAGTTCACGGGTTCGTAGCTTCTTAGCAACCTTCTCAATAGCCCAGTTACGTAACCAAAAGGCTTTAAGGAGAGACTTGGCATCTCTTTCAGACATACCTGTCTCACGGGCTAATTTAGCCGCTCCTACACCGTAAGTAGCACTGTAGTTCACTACCTTGTAAGACTTTCTCAACTTCTTTAAGTCAACTTCGCCATCATTGTAAGACTTTAAAGATGACTTTAACGAAGCTAATACCTTCACAGCAGAAGGTGACTTTTTACCAGATTTTAAAATATCTTCTAGTCTCCCCTCCTCTTTTTTAATGGTGTTGACTAAAACACTTTCATAGTAGTATTTGGCCAAGTCCAAGTGTGGGTCAAACCCCTCACGGCTCATCTCATTTACATAGTCAGGGTCTAGTGGCTTCATGTAGTGACGTTTTGTCGTATCCTCCAGTGATGTCATATCAGCACCCGCTAACACATAACCTTCTGGTGCAACTAGGCACCCACGGATCACATCACCATAAGGCTTGTCTACGCTGGGTAGGTTTACCAGTGGCTTGAAGTGCTTAAAGCGGAAGGTATTCGTTAGTCCAGCAACACCAGCCTGTAGATAGCCATCTGTATGACCCTCTAGGAACCCTTTCAGTATCCCTGCACGATGAGTAAGAACAGTAAGACCATCAAGCAAGTCAACAGTAGTATCGTTAGAAGAAAGGTCACGAACACTCTGGCATAACTCGCTACCCTTTCGTACCTGAGCAATAATCTTTTCCTCACCTGTCACCTTGTTCCTTGTAAACTTATATGTAACTGGCTTCCACCCCAGAGAATACAGCCAGTCTTTAACCTGATCGTTAGAATTAGGATTACCACGCTCTTGTCCAGTCTTAACGACAAACTTCAGTGTTGTCTCAGGTTGCTTGTATTGCCGACATAGAACCTTCCACTTCTCTCCATTAGAAGATAACTCTCCGTTGTTCTTGTGCATAACCTTTGGTCTGTTAGCAATACGGGTAAGGGTACGCTTAGGCATAGCCTCTGCGAGTTGCTCAACCTTCTCCTCTTTGAGACGACTAATTTCGTCGTAGGCTGCTTGGGCCTTTGGTACATCTAATTTCCACTGTAGGTCTTCCTGCTCTCTAGCGCAGTCTAACTTGAAGGTCAGGTAGTCAATCAGACGATCTTTGTCTTCTTCTGCATCCTTGTACAAACTGTTTAGTTTAAGGTGTAAGTCACGCCATAGACGGTTGTTGATCTTAACGTCCTCATTGCACCTGTGAGCGTACTCTTGAGGCGTCAGGGTGTTCCAGTCCTTAATCACTGGCTTAGGCACTCCGTACTCCTCTCCGTA